GAATTTTTTGCTAATAGAAAAATAGTGGCAGGGTCTACGCCAACAGTTAAAGATTTTAGTCGTATAGAAAAATTATTCAATCAGACGGATCAACGCCGTTACTATATTCCATGTCCAAAATGCAATCATATGCAGTATTTAAGATGGGCTAATTTTGAATGTTTTGAAAATGATCCAAGCACTACAATATATAAATGTGAAAAATGTAATCACCATATTCCTCATACAAAAAAACGATGGATGGTAGAGAGAGGAGAATGGCGATCTACCGCCCCATACAACGGTAAGCACGTTGGATTTCATATTTGGGCCGCATATTCATATTCACCAAATGCAAGTTGGTCGAATCTTATGGAAGAATATCTTGCTTGTAAAAATGATCAAGAACAACTTAAGACTTTTATCAATGTAACTTTGGGAGAGGTCTATGAGGACGAATATCATACAAAAGCAAGTGCAGAAGGATTATTAAAACGTGCATCAGATGAAAAATATAAAGAAGGCATCCCACCAAAAGAAGTATTAATTTTGACTTTAGGTATTGACGTACAAGATGACAGGTTAAGTATGTCGGTTATTGGTTTTGGTAAGAAAGAAGAGATGTACTTAATAGATAGAAAAGTAATTTATGGATCTCCAGCTAGAGCAGATCTATGGGCGCAGTTAGATGAAGTTTTGCAATCTAAATATATTAATGAAGAAGGAAAAGAATTAAAAATTGATACAGCAGCAATCGATACCGGTGGTCACTTTACTCAGGAAACTTATCAGTACGTTAGAGAAAGAGAACAACTAGGTCTTATTGGAATAAAAGGTATGGGCCAAAAAGGAAAACCACCTTTAGGTAAGATTTCTAAAGTAGATATTAATTTTAAAGGTAAAGTTTTAAAGAGAGGTTTAAGTTTATATCCTGTTGGAGTAGATATTATCAAAACTACTTTGCATAACAAACTAAAAGATGCAGAAGTTGGTCATGGGTACATTCATTTTTACCCAACAATAACTTCTGCATATTTTGAAGAGCTAACAGCAGAAAGACAAATATTAAAATACAAAAATGGTTATCAAGAACGTGTATGGGTAAAGAAAAAGAACCAAGCTAATGAGGCACTAGATGAAATGGTCTATGCATACGCTAGTTTTCAACGATTATTACAAAAATATGACCGAAGAACAATATATGATCAGTTTGCTAAGAGATTTGACGATAAAAAGCCTACTAAGGATACTAAGATAAGATTAAATCAAACTAAATCGACTAAAAAGTCGAATTTTATCTCTAATTGGTGATAAAAAATGACATTTCCTACTAAAATTCGCGCTGGCGATTTTATTCAATGGCGCATACCTTCTACACAAGACGTATTTGGTAATAGCATTAGCAGTCCAGATTGGTCTGTTGTTTATTATTTAAGAACTAATACTTCATCAGAAGGCGCAACTGTTAGTAGCTCTGCATACTTGGATGGCTTTGCATTTAGTATTGCTGCGGCAACAACAGCTAATTTCGATGCTGGTAATTGGTTTTATCAAGCGGTTGCAAATAAATCAGGACAAGAAGTTCAAACTATATTTACTGGTGGATTTGAAGTGTTGGCTAGTATGTCATATTCTGGCACTCCGGCAGCATTTGATGGACGTTCTCAAGTAGAAAAAGATTTAGATGTTATACAAGCAGCTATAAGAACAATAATTACTGGTGGTGCGATACAAGAATATAAAATAGGTACAAGAAGTGCTAAGAAATATGAGTTATCAGAATTACTTTCATTAGAAAGTAGATATAAAGCAGAATTAGTAAGAGAAAAACAAGGAGAAATGATTGCAAATGGTCTTGGCAACCCAAGAGCTACATTTGTACGTTTTAACGGAGCAATTTAATGGGAATCAGATCAAACATCAGTACAGCGGTTAAACGTGTATTAGGCTTTGGCAGAAATGCTAATCCACTTAAAAGTTTAAAACGAGCATATCAAGGAGCATTAGTTTCTAGGCTTACTTCCGATTGGATGAGTAGCCAATTGAGCGCTGATGCCGAAATAAGGAATAGTTTGCGTAAGCTAAGAGATAGATCAAGGGAATTAGTAAGAAATAATCCTTATGCTAGACAAGCCAAGCGTACAACACAAATAAATATTGTTGGTACAGGGATGAAGTTTCAATCTCTTGTAGTACAGCAAAGAGGTGGCAAGAGAGATCAGAGAGTAAACAATATTATTGAAGAGGCGTGGTCAGAATGGACACAGGCAGATAGTTGTGATTGTGCTGGTAAGTATTCCTTTCACCAATTTGAATGGTTAGCGGCTGGAGCGTTATGTGAATCTGGGGAAGCTATTTTTAGAATTGTAAGAAAACCATTTGGTAATTCAGAAGTACCACTTGCGTTACAGATAATAGAAAGTGATTTGTTAGATGAGGAATATGACGGCAAAACTTTAAACAAAGGGAACGAATGGAGAAATGGAGTTGAAGTTGACGAGTGGGGAAGAGCCGTAAGGTATGCAATCCTTACAAAACACCCTGGTGATGCATATTATTTAGACTTCTCACAGAATAAAAAATTACATATTTTTGTACCAGCAGAAGATATTATCCATTTATTCTTACCAGAAAGACCTGGCCAAAATAGAGGTGTTCCTTGGTTTCATAGTGTTATGGCTGATATGCATCAGTTGCAAGGATATGAAGAAGCTGCTGTTATTAGAGCAAGGGCCGGTGCGTCAATCATGGGCTTTATTCAAAACGATCAAGGGGAGCTTATAGGAGATGAGGTCGAAAACCATCAACGCATACAATCCTTTGAGCCTGGTACTTTTCGTTATCTTATGCCTAACGAATCTGTTACTGTTCCTGACATTGATTATCCAAGTCAGCAATATGAGATGTTTGTAAAAAATAAAATTAGACGTTTTGCAACAGGAATAGGATGTAGCTTTGAAACAATATCAAAAGACTTTAGTGAAACTAACTATTCAAGCTCAAGGTTAAGTTTGTTAGAAGATAGAGAACATTGGAAATTTTGTCAGAAATATATAATAGATAATTTTCACTATCGAGTATTTAAAGAATGGTTAGATCTTGCTGTTTTATCTGGAGTTATTGATTTTCCTGATTATGCATCTAATTCAAAAAGATATTGCAAACCAAGATGGACTCCACCAGCACAACACTACGTTGATCCATTGAAAGAAATAAAGGCGTATAGGGAGGCTGAACAAGCTGGCTATATGACTAAATCACAAGTTATAGCTCAAACAAATGGTGGTGATTATGACGATATTGTTTCTGAGATAGCTAGAGAGCAAGAGGTTGCTAAGTCATTGGATGTAGTATTAGACAAAGATCTAGATCTAGAGGTTGAGATTGGTTCTGAGGGCAATGTAAATATTACAGCCCCTCCAGCAACTCCTAGCAGATCAAAAAAACGTAAAAAATCTGATTCGTAATGGCAAACGTCAATGGAGTTGACATAAATCTAATGCCAACCAAAGGCATGAGGACAGAAGCTGAAAGGTATAGAGCATGGAAAAAAGAAGGAGAAGGTGGCGGCACAGACGTTGCTAGAACTAGAGCAACACAAATATTAAGCGGAAATGAGCTATCACCTGATACTGTTATTACAATGAATGCATGGTTTGCTCGACATGAGTCAGACAAATCAGGCAAAGGTTTCCGTCAAGGCGAAAAAGGCTATCCTAGTAACGGAAGGGTAGCTTGGGCCGCCTGGGGCGGTGATGCCGGCCAGACTTGGTCTGGGTCAAAGTCAAATTCAATTAAAAAAGCTAGGGAGCGTTCTATGACTGAAGAAACCAAAACAGTTGAAGAAACTAAAGTTGTTGAGGAAAGAGCCGAGCCTGATGGTTTGAAGGTCGGGGATTTTGTATCTTGGTCTTCTAGCGGCGGTACAGCTAGAGGAAAAATTGATCGTATCGTTAGAGATGGATCAATAGATGTACCTGACAGTTCTTTCACTATCAATGGAACAGCAGATGATCCAGCAGCCTTAATCACTTTGTATAGAGATGGTGAAGCTGCCGATAGAAAGGTAGGTCATAGATTTTCTACTTTGACAAAAATTGCAGATATTAGATCAATTGAAGTAGGAGATAAATTTGAACGTAAAGAGGTAACAGACTTCAAAAATGTGAAATCACGCACATTTGAGTTTCCATTTAGTTCTGAATATCCTGTAAAACGATATTTTGGTAACGAAGTGTTAAGCCATGATGAAGGCGCAGCAGATTTATCTCGATTAAATGATGGCGGTGCGGTCTTGTTTAATCACGATATGAACAAACCAATAGGTGTTGTTGAGTCTGCAAAGATAGATCCAGAAACTAAGCGTGGTTTTGCTAAAATTCGCTTCTCTCGCAATAAATTCGCTTCTGAAGTCTTAGAAGACGTTAAAGACGGTATTTTACGCGGAATTTCTTTTGGTTATCAGATAAATGATATGGAAGAAATGGAAGATGGAATGCGAGCCTCTAGCTGGAGTGTTCACGAATTATCGGTTGTAACTGTCCCGGCGGACCCCACAATTGGTTTTGGAAGAAGCTTGATTACACCCTCACAAGGCAATAGTATTACTATGGAAGATAACTCCCCTCTTGAGGAGGTACGTTCTGCGGTTGAATCCGCATCACCCTCGGTTCAAATTATGGAAGAATCAACAAAAGAAACTGCGGTTGATACGGCTCCAGCCGTTGAAATCGACATCAAAGCCGAAGTACAACGTGCTATTGATGAAAACAATGCTCGTACAGCATCAATCACTTCACTTTGTCGTGAATTTGGAAAGTATGGAGCAGAAGAGCTTGCTGACACACTTATAAAGGGTAATAAAACACCCGAAGAGGCAAAAGCAGCTATCCTCGATCTTGTTAAAAACAAGGCAGAGGTTCGTAATACACCTATTCGTTCTACTGACATGGCAACAAATGAAGTTGGCTTAGAGCCAAAAGAAGTTAAGAGATTCTCATTCTTGAGAGCTTTAAATGCTTTAGCAAATCCTACAGATCGTGTTGCTCAAGAAGCAGCAGCTTTTGAGAGAGAAGTATCTGAGGAAGCATCTAAGAGATATGACAAGCCAGCAAACGGCATCTTAGTTCCTAACGAAGTTTTAAAAAGAGACTTAAACGTAGGTACAGCAACTGCTGGTGGTAACTTAGTTCCAACAGAATTACTTGCTGGTTCATTCATTGACATTCTTCGTAAGAGAATGGCTGTGATGGCAACAAACCCAACAATGCTTACAGGATTGTCTGGTAACGTGGCTATCCCTAGAATGACATCTACATCGACTGCTTATTTCGTTGGTGAATCTGGCGCTCCAACCGAAAGCCAACAGGCGTTCGATCAGGTCAACATGACACCTAAGACAGTTGGTGCATTTGTTGACTACAGTAGAAGACTTCTTCTTCAGTCAAGCATTGATGTTGAGTCAATGATCAGAGATGATATTGCAAAGGTTATTGCTACTAAGCTTGATAACGCAGCAATCTACGGTTCTGGTAGTTCTAACGAGCCTCTTGGAATTAAAGATACAACTGGTGTAGGTACACAGACAATCAGTACATTTGGTACTTTTGCTGAATACATCGGAATGGAAACAGACGTTGCAGCAGCTAACGCTGATGTAGCTAGTATGTTCTACCTAATAAATGCTTCTGCTAGAGGTGCTTTGAAGTCAACAGAGAAAGCTTCAAACACAGCGCAGTTCGTATTTGAGGACAACTCAATCAATGGTTATCCAGCTATTGTTTCTAACCAACTTGCAAACAACGATGTACTCTTTGGAGACTTCTCACAGTTTGTAATCGGTATGTGGTCCGGTCTAGATCTAACAGTTGATCCTTATGCAAATGCAACTGCTGGTAGTGTAAGAATTATTGCATTACAGGATGTTGACTTTGGTGTAAAACAACCAGGTGCGTTCTGTTTCGGAACATAATCACATGAAGGTTAAACTGCTAAGAGCAACAATGATCGCTGGAGTCCCAACGGACTCTGGCTCTATTGTTGATGTTGAACAGCATACTGGTGAA